CATCACATCTACCGTGTCGGCTAATACTACGGCTGGGTTTAGTATTGTTGGATATACAGGAACAGGTGCAAACGCGACAGTAGGGCATGGCCTTGGCGTTGCGCCAAGTATGATAATTTTTAAAAATAGAATTTCAGGAACGGCAAACTGGATTGTCTACCATTCTTCATTAGGCGCAACTCAAGGAATTTTGCTAAATCAAACTGCTGCGGCAACAACTAATTCAACGTATTTCAACAATACATCTCCGACATCAAGTGTAATGTCTATTGGAACCGCTTCTTTAAATAATAGCGGAGAAGCTACAATTGCCTACTGCTTTGCCGCCGTCTCTGGCTATAGTGCATTTGGCTCATACACGGGTAATGGCAGCACGGATGGGCCTTTTGTGTATCTTGGGTTTAGGCCGCGTTTTGTTTTAATTAAAAAATATGCTGGCGGTGCTAATCTGGATTCTTGGGAAATTTTAGACACTTCCAGAAACACATATAACCTAAATGATTTGGGTTTATATCCTAATACTAGTGGGATTGAAGCTAGTTCAAGATTTGGCGATATTCTTTCTAATGGGTTTAAATTGCGGTTTGCAAATGGGACAACCAATGAATCTGGCTATTCATATCTTTATGCTGCATTCGCCGAAAACCCCTTCAACTATTCTCTTGCGAGGTAATCATGTTTCTTATCAACGGCAATCCACTTCCTCTGGACGTAGCTTTTACAACTTCTGATGGCACCCAATATGCCGCCAATTGGTTGCGCTTGTCTTCATGGGAAGAAAAAGCCGCAATCGGGATCACCGAAGTTCCCGACCCCGTCCGCCCAGATGACCGCTTCTACTGGGTAGACGGCATGAATAATGGCGTCCCAAAAGACCTTGACCAACTCAAGGCGGACTGGACCCGCAAGGTCAACGAGATTGCCTACACGCTCCTTTTCCCGACCGACTGGATGGTGGTCCGCAAGTATGAGACGAACAAGGACTTGCCGCCAGATGTGGCAACCTACCGTGCGGCTGTGCGCTTGGCGGCGGCTGACAATCAGGCCGCTCTCAACGCGGCGGCTGATATAGATGCTTTTATCGCGGTCGCGACCATGTTAAATTGGCCCGAAATGAGGGGTGCCTGATGTCCACGATTAAAGCGATCAATATCCAGAACCCCTCATCCGCCACCGTAAACATGGTGACTGATTCGTCGGGCAACGCGACTTTCAACGGCGCGGTTACGGTAACCAAGGCGGCATCTGGCGCGATCTCCGCCCTGTCTTATTCCGCGACCACGACGATTGACATGTCCACGGCGAACAACTTTTCCATCACGCTGACGGGAAACGTGACATTTGCCAACCCGTCCAACCCCACGGCGGGGCAGTCTGGGTCCATCTTTATTACGCAGGACGGCACGGGTTCCCGCACCGCATCTTGGGGTGCCAACTGGGATTGGCCGAACGGCATTGCGCCTACCTTGACCACGACCGCTTCGGCCACTGATCGTATTGATTACGTTGTACGTACAACGACATCCATCCAAGCAGTCTTTACGGCAAACTATTCATGAGTATTCTTGGCAATCGCGTTCTGGGTGGTGCAGGTCAGCAGCGGTATCAGATAGGCCGCTCGTTGCGCTTCCGCTCGTCTGCGAGTGCGTCTCTTAGCAGAACTTTATCTGTAGCGGGTAATCGTAGAACTTTAACTGTATCGGCTTGGATTAAATGGAGAGCTGTTGATACTGGGGCTGGAACTGACCCTATTTTTAGTGTTGGTCCTAATAATTCAACAAGACAAGCGCAGATTGCATTTCTTGGGTCTACTTATTCATCATCTCCCGGAACATTTCTTTCAATTAACCAATTCAATGGATCAACTCAAGATTGGCAAATAATTACCACGCAAGTATTTCGTGATCCTTCTGCTTGGTATCACATAGTTTTTGCAATAGACACTAGCCAAGCAACAGCATCAAATCGTGTTAAATTATATGTAAACGGTGTTCAGGTAACAACATTTTCTAGTGCTAGTTATCCGTCTCAAAATTCAGATACAGATTTTGGGAGCACTTCATATACTCAGTATATCGGTCGAGATGGATATGCTAACGTATCTAATCGTTATTATGACGGTTATATGGCTGAGTATAATTACATTGACGGCCAAGCCCTCACGCCATCATCATTCGGTGCATACGACAACAACGGCGTATGGCAACCAATTAAGTACGGCGGCACGTATGGCACTAACGGTTTCTATCTGCCATTTACAAATAACGCTAGTTCTACAACTATTGGTTATGATTTTTCAGGCAATAGTAATAATTGGACAGCAAATAATATTGATGTAACGAGCAATAATTATCGTTCATTTACAACTGTTGGAACATACGGTTGGACTGCGCCCGCTGGCGTCACATCGGTTACTTATCTTGTTGTCGGTGGCGGCGGCGGGGGTGGTAGCGCAAGTGCGACCGGAACAGGTGGCGGCGGTGGCGCAGGTGGTTTTTTAACGGGAACTGCTACAGTTACATCCGGTACAACTTATACAATTACAGTTGGAGCGGGTGGTGCGGCATCAAGCAACGGCGGAAATTCAAGTATTTCTGGAACTGGTTTAACAACAATTACAGCTATTGGCGGCGGCGCTGGTGGTGTTTGGAATACCGCACCCGGTCAAAATGGTGGTTCTGGCGGCGGGGGTGCAGCAGGTGGTGGCGGTGGTGCTAATCTTAGTGCTGGCACTGGAACTTCCGGCCAAGGTAACGCTGGTGGTGCTGGTTCAACAAGCAATGCCCCTGCTGGCGGTGGCGGCGGCGCTGGTGCAGTTGGTGGAACTGGAACAATTTCAGCAGCAGGTAATGGCGGCGTTGGCCTTCAATCTTCTATAACTGGGTCTGCTGTATATTACGCCGGAGGCGGTGGAGGGGCGGCGGCGGGCGCAACTGCTGGCTCTGGTGGATTAGGCGGTGGCGGCGGTGCGGGAGTTGCTGGTACAGCAAACACAGGCGGTGGTGGTGGTGGCGCAAGCCCCAGCGCGACAGGCTCCGCTGGTGGTTCAGGTGTTGTGATCCTGTCCTATACAGGCGCTATTCAAACAGGCACAACTTACGACAGCATGATTGACTCGCCTACGGTGAGCAATGTTGCGTCTAATTATTGTGTTTTAAACCCTGTGTATTCAACGTCTGGCGTATTAAGTAACGCCAATTTAAAATCTTCATTTCCCGGCGGGACAACTAACACAGGCGTTACTTCATCTTTTGTCGTCTCAAGCGGCAAATGGTATTGGGAAATGGTGATAACTGGCGCGTTAAATTTAGATGACGCAGCAATTGGCGTTTGCTCCCCCGCTACGTTTACTTTCAGCACCAATCCAAATACTTGCGCCAGCTCTGGGTATCTTAGACCCGCAGCGACATCTACGCAAAGAACATCTGTAAACGGAACCAATGGTGCAACTCTAACATCTGCGACTTATGCGTCGGGTCAGGTTTTAATGGTTGCATTTGATGCCGATGCAAAACAATTGTGGTTTGGCGCACAAGGAACTTGGTTTAGCAACGGCGGCGTAGGTAATCCTGCGGCTGGGACATTTGCATCTATTACAGGAATTAACGGCACCTCATGGATGCCAACAATGGCAGCTATTGGTGGGACGTTTGCTTCGCAAACACAAGAAGTCAACTTCGGCCAACGCCCATTCTCTTACACCCCGCCAACTGGCTTCAATGCGCTGAATACAGCCAATCTCCCGCCAGCGACAATTCCAAATGGCGCATTATATATGGCGGCGACAACATACACGGGTAATGGCGGCACTCAGACAATTTCTAATGGTGGGAACACTACCACTAACGTTGTTTTCCAACCTGATTTTGTTTGGATGAAATCACGCAACAATACTTATGGTCATAACTTATTTGATAGCGTTAGAGGCGGGTCTAAAAGATTAGTTTCTAACTTAACTGATGCAGAGTTGTCTGTTACGGGTGGTGTTAATTCCTTCAATAGTAACGGGATGACAATTCAAAACGATGCAACATATTCAAATATCAATGCATCAGCGACAACTTATATCGGTTGGCAATGGAATGCTGGCTCTGGCGCAACATCAACCAATACAAATGGTTCAATTACAAGCCTTGTGGGCGTAAACCCAACTGCTGGGTTTAGCATTGTTAGCTATACGGGAACAGGCGCTGTGGCTACTGTCGGTCATGGTCTAAACGTGGCACCAAATTTAATTATATGGAAAAACAGATCAGCAACAGAAAACTGGGTTGTTTATCATTCGTCTCTTGGTGCGGCGGGTAACGTCTATTTAAATTTGACAAATGGTTACAGCGCAGATTCAACCACTCAAAATAACACAGCACCAACATCTTCGGTGTTTACCGTTGCAACGTCTGGTGCGGTCAATGGATCAACGCGAAACATTATTGCCTACTGTTGGTCGGCTGTAGCAGGCTATTCCGCTTTTGGGTCGTACACGGGTAATGGCTCAACGGATGGGCCTTTTGTTTATTGCGGTTTTAGACCAAGATTTTTGCTTGTAAAAGCAACTTCTGGCACTGAAAACTGGAATTTATTTGATACATCAAGGTCGCAATACAATGTCGCAAATAATTTGCTTTTGCCAAATGCTACAACGGCAGAAACAAGTGATACATATCTTGATTTCTTAAGTAATGGTGTAAAATTCCGCAATAGTTCTGCCCCATCAGGCGCGGGATTCAACACAAATGGTGTAACCTATGTGTATGCCGCTTTTGCAGAGAACCCATTTAATAACAGCAGGGCAAGATAATGGATACGCAGACCGTTATAAATACTCTCTTTGGTATTGTCTTGCTAGGAACTGGATGGTTCTTAAATGAGGTATGGCGGGCTGTAAAAGAACTGCGCAAAGACCTGCATGAGATTGAAGCAGAACTGCCGAAAGAGTATGTTCTCAAAATAGATTTAGATAAACGCATGGAACACATTGAGCATATGTTCCAACGCATCTATGATAAATTAGACGGAAAGGCGGACAAGTAATGGCTACGACAACCAACCTCGCGCTTAATCAGCCCGCCTACAATTCATCGGCGTGGGACGTTCCGCTCAATGCGAACGAGGACATCCTTGATGCCGCATTTGGCAACACGACGTCTGTCGCTCTGACCAACACAAACGTCACGCTTACATCTGCACAATGCCGCGCGATGCAGATCAGATTTACGGGCACGATCTCCGCCAACATCATCATTACGGTTCCAGCCATCGGAGGCCGTTGGACGTTTACCAATGCAACCTCTGGTGCATACACGGTGACGATCGCATCCGCTGGCGCAGGCACATCCGTATCAATCCTTCAAGGCTACAGCACCCTTCTCTTCTCAGACAGCACCAATATCGTTCTGGCAGACGGCGGCGTTCTTGGCGGCTCTCCAACTTTTACAAACCTGACGGTTACAGGCACCGCAACGATTGCAACCGTTGCGTCGTCAACGATCACCTCTGGCGGCACTCTCACGGTCACGGGCAACATCTCTCCTTCTGGTCGTATCACGCCGCGCGTCAACTCCGCGTCTAACCAATCTTCCCCTTTGGCATGGACAAGCAATAGCTATGATGAATACGCGATCACGGCTCTTGCCAACGCTCTTACGATCAATGCTGATGCAGGATCGCCAGTTGATGGTCAGCGCATTATCTTCCGCCTCAAAGACAACGGCACCGCTCGCGCTTTGACATGGACCACAGCTGGTACAAATGCTTTCCGTGCTATCGGTGTGTTCTTGCCAACCACAACGACTGCCAACAAAGTGACTTATGTCGGTGCTATCTACAATTCTGCTGAAACATATTGGGACGTTGTTGGCGTCGTAACACAGGCTTGATCAATGCTGATCCTTCCAGAAATCCCAACATGGCAATGGCGTACGTCTTCGCAGGCGCAACCAAAGGACGAGTTTGGGAACGAAAACCGCACACGTTTTCACATCTCAGCCCGTTTAAATGACGGGCATTTGGTATGGCGTGGATGGTTTGATGACCGTTATGAAGCTGATGCATTCCTTTATGCAATCGCTACAGACACGTTGCATCTTCAGCCTGCTTTGTGGGCCTTGCCGACACCAATGTGGACGCCGGGGATGGGCGAGCAGCTCGCCTATTACTTTGCCACAACGACATATATTTCGAGCACAGCGACGACGTCTTACACAACTCCTGTCGATTGGTCGCCGTCTAACTCTATTGAGTGCATCGCAGGTGGCGGTGGCGGTGGTGGCGGAGCACGATATAACGCAGGTGGATCAGGCGGCGGTGGCGGCGCTTATTCGAAAATAGAAAACACTCTTGCTGTTCCTCCAAACACAACAGTCACCATTAACATTGGCGCGGGCACAGGAAACGCAAACCCAAGCAATAGCGGTGGTACAGGCGGTAATACTTATTTTAATGGTGCAAGTCTTTCTTCATGCACGGTTGGCGCACAAGGAGGCCAAGGCGGCGGTACAGGCGGCGCTGGCGGTTATGGCTCCGGCGGTCAGGCATCAAACGGTACAGGTTCCACAAAATACAATGGTGGCGACGGGGGCAATAAAAGTTACGGCGGTGGCGGGGGCGGCGGGGCAGCTGGTCCAAACGGAGTAGGCGGCACAGGAAACGGCGCAAGCGCGGGTACAGGCGGCACAGGTGGCACAGGCGACAATGGATCGGGTGGTGCGGGCGGCGCTGGTGGTCCTAACTCAACAAATGGAACCGCTGGTTCAGCAGGTACTGAATTAGGTAGCGGATATGGTTGTGGCGGCGGAGGCGGTGGAGGCGGTGGCGATAATGCTGGTCAAGGTGCAGCAGGCGGTCTTTACGGAGCAGGCGGCGGTGGTGGCGGTCAGGGTGTATCGTCTGAATTACCCGGTGGAGCGGGTCGCCAAGGCTTGATGCTAATTACATATACCGCAGGCGCAGGCGGTGGTTTGTTCTTGTTGTTCGGGCGGTAATCATGGCAACGTTTACATGGACCTTTCCGCAATTCATCGTGAACCCGCAAGAAGGCACGTTGCAGAACGTTGTCGTCGGGATCAATTGGGTCTGCACGGGCACAGATAACGGCGTGACGTCATCGGCGTCAGGCACGGTAAAGCTTGGGACGCCAAATCCTGCTCAATTCGTTCCATACGCCGACATCACGCAAGAGATGGCCTATCAATGGGTCTCTGGACAAATCAGCATGGCAGGCGTTGAAGCTCAGATCGCTCAACAGATCGCCGCCTTGTCGCCTGCTCCAATACAACCGCAAAACCCGCCTTTCGCTACAGGTACATAATGGATCCATTCACCATCCTCGCAGGCGCGACCGCCATCTATAACGGACTTAAGTCGGCGGTAAGCGCTGGTGAGGACGTTGTGGATACGGCTCGTCGCGTCAGCGGGTTGATGTCTGAAGTTGCCAAGGTAGTGCAACTTGTCTCGCTGCCGCACAAAAAGAAGATGTTTCAGTCCACCGCTGACTTTGAAGCGGAGGCAATGAAACGATACAGCGCAAAGGCAAAAGCAAATCAGCTGGCTCTTGATGCAAAGAACTTATTCATCTCCATGCACGGCAAACACGCTTGGGACACAATCCAAAAGCAAGTGACGGAAATGAAAAAAGAAGCTGCCCGTCAGGCTCGTATTGAAGCGGAAATGGCTGAAGAGGCAAAGAAGGACGCTATCTTCGTTGCCAGCATTGTCGGCGGTCTTATTCTGGCCATGGGTGTAATTGGCGTAATTTTGATGGTGACGCACTAATGGAAGAGAAGCATTTTGACTTCAGCAAAATCATCAATATGGCGTTCCCCGTATTGGTTGCTGCAATTGGCTGGCTTTTGACGCAGATCAGCACTTTGACCATGAAGGTCCAAGACATTGAAAGCAAAATGCCTATGCTGATTACGCCTCAGGGCATCCCTACTGACAGCCCTCTTTCGGCGGAGGCTCGGTATAAATTGCGTGATGAATTGACCAGCAAGATTAACGAGCTGTCTGTTCGTGTTCGCATCCTTGAAAAGGTAACAGAGGGCAAGTGATTGGCCCATTAAGAGGGGATTAAAAATGGATATTCTTAAGACTTTTGGCCCTTTGATTGGGTCAGTTGCTCCGACAATCGCAACCGCTCTCGGTGGCCCTGTTGCTGGTATGGCTGTGAAGGCCATTTCTGGTGCTTTATTTGGCCATGATTCGGCGACCGAAGAAGAGATCCGCACGGTTCTTGCCAACCCAACGGGCGACCAACTTGCCGCGCTCAAAAAGATCGATGCCGATTTCGCCGTCCAGATGAAGTCCCTCGATATCGACCTTGAGCGTATTGCAGCTGGCGATCGCGCGTCAGCGCGCGACATGCAGAAGGAAACCAAGGATTGGATCCCGCGCGCTTTGGCTGTTACCGTAACAATCGGATTCTTTGGCATCCTTCTTTACATGCTTGTCTATGGTTTGCCCACGACAGGCAATGAGGCGCTTTTGCTTCTTCTCGGCGCGCTTCAGACCGCATGGATGGGCATCATCGCGTTCTATTTTGGTGCTTCGGCAACCGACACCGCCAAGGATAAAATGATCTACAACTCGGTGCCAAAATGAAAGATAATTTTGAACAATGCCTTGCTTTGATCCTGAAGCATGAGGGCGGCTTCGTAAATCATCCGAAGGATCCCGGCGGCATGACCAATCTTGGGGTGACCAAGAAGGTCTGGGAGGCTTATGTCGGCCACGAGGTTGACGAGGCTGCGATGCGCGCCCTTGGCCCATCCGACGTAGCCCCGCTTTACAAGAAGAATTACTGGGACAAAATCCATGGCGATAAGCTCCCTTCTGGTGTAGATTATGCCTGTTTTGATCTAGCCGTGAACTCAGGAGTCGGTCGTGCAGCCAAGATCTTACAACAAGCAGTGGGTGCTAATCCAGACGGCGCAATCGGCCCAGCCACTCTGGATGCTGTTGAAAAGGCAAACCCTCGCGATGTGGCGACGGAAATATGCGATCTGAGGCTTAACTTTTTGCAATCCCTGTCAACTTTTGCTACCTTTGGCAAAGGCTGGTCGCGTCGGGTGGCCGAGGTCGAGGAAGCGGCCTTTAAGATGGTCGGGTGACAGTCATGAACTATAACGACTACGTCCAGCAAATCGCGACCATGGCCGTCATTCCCGTGACGGATCCTAACTTCACGATCATTATCCCCCAGATGATCAACTATGCAGAGCTGCGGATGCAGCGCGATCTGGACTTCTTGTCGACCCAGACTAGCAATACGACCTATTCTTTCACGTCTGGCAACAATACCCTGACGATCACCACGTCGTCCTTTATCGTCCTGCAAACGGTCGAGGTCATCGATGGCTCTGGCAACTCAACGCCTCTTCTGGCGATTGGAAAAGAGTATATTCAAAACGTCTATCCCACGGGATCGACCACGGGATTGCCGAAATATTTTGCCGTTTATGGCGGCGACAGCGCGACCGCAGGCCTGACGTCTCAAAATATCCTTGTCGGTCCTACGCCAAATAATGGTTATAGCGCGCGCCTTACGGGGACGATCCGTTCAACACCGCTTTCGGCGAGCAACACGACCACGTTCATTTCGGTATATCTGCCTGATCTCTTTATCATGGCATCGATGATCTATATCTCGGCTTACCAACGCAATTTCGGTCGCATCAATGACGATCCTGCCATGGCTCAGACATATGAGAGCCAATATCAGGGCCTCCTTAAGAGCGCGATGGTCGAAGAGAACCGCAAGAAATTCCAGTCCGCTGCTTGGACATCTTATTCGCCTTCTCCGTTTGCCGCTCCTACGAGGTAATCTGAATGCCTCATAATATGATCAAATTGCGGCCGGGGGTTGATACGACATCGACCACAAACTTGAACGACAATACTGAGTATTCGTCTTCAAACCTGATCCGCTTTCTCTATGAACGCGATGGTCTTGGCCTCATCCAAAAAATGGGTGGCTGGGTCAATTATTTTGGTTCTGCTTTGTCATCCAAGATCCGCGCACTTAAAGGATGGGCAGATCTTAATGCAAACAATCATCTTGCGATCGGCGCTGAATCTTCTCTTAATGTTTTAACTAGCGGCACATTGATTAACATTACGCCGCAAACAACAACGACAAATACAGCGCCAAATTTTTCGACCAATTCTGGTTCAAATATTGTCACGATTATTGATTCAAATATCGTTGCGTCTGTTCTTGATTATGTTGTCTTTGAGACGCCTGTGTCTGTGGGCGGCTTGATCCTTACTGGGCCATATCAAATTTATACTGCGGCAAGCACGACATATACAATTTTGGCATCAAGCAATGCCACAAGCACCGTTTCAAGCGGCGGCGCGTCGTATGCTTTTTCTACCACCAGCAGCTCAAACATAATCACATGCACGTTTAATAACCACGGTTATTCTGCGGGCGACGAAATCTATGTTTCCGCATCAACAATTGTTGGCGGTGTTACGCTAGCTGGTCTTTACTCAATTCTGACAGTGCCGACCGCAAATTCGTTTACTTTTGCGGCACAGAACACAGCGACTTCAACAGCTGGACCGACTGCAATCAATAGCGGTAACATTGAAAGCCTTTTCTACATCGCGATCGGCCCACAGCCAGCAAGCACAGGCTTCGGCGTAGGCGGCTTTGGCGCTGGCGGTTTTGGCGTTGGAACATCACAGCCTTCGGTGCCGGGGACCGCTATCACAGCAACAAACTGGACGCTCGACAACTTTGGTCAGGATCTTGTTGCATGCCCAACAGGTGGCGCGATCTATTATTGGCAGCCAGATGGTCAGTTGCAAAACGCACAGATCGTCGGCGGCAATAGCCCAATAGTCAATAACGGCATCTTTGTTGCGATGCCTGAACGACAAATCGTGGCTTATGGCTCATCGTTCACGCTTGCTCCAGATCCGCTGCTTGTCCGTTGGAGCGACATCGAAGACTTCACGCAATGGGAAGGTTCCGTAACAAACCAAGCTGGATCATACCGCATTCCTACAGGATCAAAGATCGTCACAGGCATTCAAGGTCCGCAGCAGGGTTTACTCTGGACCGACCTTGACCTCTGGGCGATGCAGTATGTCGGGCCTCCTTTTGTTTACGGCTTCAACAAAATCGGCACCAACTGCGGCGCTATATCAAACCATTGCGTGGGTACGCTAAATGGCGCTGTCTATTGGATGTCGCAGAAGCAATTCTTTATGTCGATGGGGTCTGGACCTCAATCGATCCCCTGCACCGTTTGGGATGCTGTTTTCCAAAACTTGAAAAGCGGCGTTGACAACAACGGATTGCCATACACCGATCGCATATGCTGCGCAGTCAATTCTCAATTTAACGAAGTGATGTGGTACTATCCATCTGCTAACGGCAATGGCGAGAACGACAGCTACGTCAAATACAACATAGTTATGAATTGCTGGGACTACGGCACGCTTGGCCGCACGGCATGGATAGACCAGTCTGTTCTTGGGCCGCCAATCGGCGCTGGATCAGACAATTGGCTTTATCAACACGAAATCGGCAACGATGCGTATGTTGGCACTCAAGCGACTGCCATGACTTCAAGTGCAGGCAGTGGCTTCTTTGTGCTTGAAGAAGGCGCAGATAACCTTGTTTTTCTTGACCAGATTTGGCCTGACATGAAGTGGGGCACGTATAGTGGCAACCCCAATGCAACGGTTAATATCACGTTCAATACTGCAAATTACCCCGGCGATACTCCGATTGTTTATGGACCATATGCCATGACG